GAACCTGTTCCGTCAAGACCCTCCAAACGAAGTTGTTAGGTCTCCGGCAGTAACGCCACTTCAGATGATAGAAGATATGACTAAACGTGAACTAGATGAACTAGGTGCAGCGAACGGTGTACGATTAGACCGCCGCCGCAGAAAGTCCGTACTGGTTGCGAAACTGAAGGAAGCTGGAATCCACCACGGATAACCCATGTCCTTTAAATATTATGTCTTGACGAGCGGGTCTCTTAATGCTCTCGCTCGACAATTTGAAACTCTAAAATCTAACGAAACCGTAGTCGTAATCAATACCTTGAATAAAGGGTACTCTGATGAGGCTGCGGGGTTTTGTGCGTCTAACGATATTGAATATCATATCACCGAATCCGATGGTACTCCCGCTACAGGTAAGAACTCTGTACTGAAACTCTTTCTAGAGAGTGACAACGAGTATATGGTACATGTCGACGGAGATGACCTCATCACTCCCTATGGTAGAAACCTCTACCGAACCACTGCCTATCAAGAAACTCCTCCAGATGTTGTGTGTCTGTACAATCAGTTATGCGTCCAAAATTATCAAGAGGGTTTCTTAGACCTGTTTAGAAAACAAGTAGATTCTCAAACTGTCGTTAGGAAACATATGTTTATTCCTCCTAGTTATCGGCCAGGGTTTTCTCATGCGATAGACGCACAGGGTGTCCGTAAATATAAATCCAGAGTGACGGAAGATGGGGTTAATAGTTTGGTCAGATATTGTGAGGGGACATTATCTAAAGAGGATGCTCGGCGCTGGTTAGAGAACAAGGTATATCTTCATGACTTTGCGATACGTCATGGTGACCGACGCAATACTCTAAATCGTTTAGTGTTCTTCTCTCGTAAAGCTGCTACTATGATGAACTACAACCCAAACCTTGTTGTCGGGGAAGATATCGTACAGTTCCATCTATTAAAGAAGCTTGCCCACGAAGGCAAACTAGATATGCAGATACGTAATGAAAATCCTAAGTACAGTTACATATACATCTCAAACGAATATAGTGTTACACGAAAAGAAATGCCGGATTGGGAATGGATGGAACCTCTTATCAAAGAACTAAATAAGATGGAACCGGAACTGCCGGACTTTACATTAAATGAGTTTAAAGACCCATACTATGAAGTTGAACAAAAATAACCTTATTGTGTACGCTGCAAAACATTATTACAACCCTACGCATATTGATGGGGAAGAGTTTTTTGACGACCTCAAACGATTCAAGTATGTGAAGAGACTTATTAATAGGTACCACCAAAGCGGTGACCTCGCTGAGCGTCTCATCCTAAACCACCTAATTGTGATATTCAATGTGTTCGGATATGAGGCGGGGGTGGAGATGTTAGCGTTAAAAGTACCACTAGACCAGTGGCCAACAATCAAACCATTCCTTGTTTTTCTTCAAGCGATAAAAAATGATGACATTACAGGTATCGAAATGGATAAATACGTAGTAGAGAAATTGAGAGAAATAAGATGGGCATCCTAAAGTCAGCTGCAGACGTAGTCTACACAATTAGATTTTTAAAACTACTCGTTACTAAGTTCGAGGATACAGGTGCGTTCAAAGCTGGTATCATTGATAAGGACGGTAAGAAAAATCCAGACTTCTCTATGGACAAAATGGATGACCGAGAAGCATACCGTGACCACTATACATCGTTCCATCGTCTAGTATTTAACCTCAAGAAGATTATGGCTAAGGCGCCTGGTGGTTCTTCGGTAGTCGCACGATATGGTGCCGCACTTGCATTGATTAAGGAACACGGAGACCTTTCCGATTCTAATATCCAGAAGATTCATGAGGCGTCAGGTATTGACATCTTGGATGTTCTCATGGAGAGTTCCCAATGGTACGTATTGGAGAACGGGTCTGTTGGTCAAGGGGTCTATCGTATGCGTAATGACTCTATGACGGACTCTGCGGACGAACTAGTACGTAAGGGTGACCAAATCCGCATCGCAGAGGACAGTCTATCCCATGACATCTTGGGCATCTCAATTTTCGAAGGAACCCACTTACGAACAGGCAGACGTGTTCTATTCTCTGCCAACGAGATAATGAAATGAAAACATACGAAGAATTCATGAAACAGTTTGACGAAGAAATTGCCAATACTACCAAAGGTGTTGCTGGTGCCGGTGATAATCCAGACCAGACTGTCATAGTACGTAAAAAACATGACCGCAAGAAGAAACGCAAAGATGCTGCGGCAGTACTCAAAAGAATATTTCCAGATAAATTTTAATTAAGCCCTTTACAAAGTAGTTTAAATACTATATAATCCTACACCTTAGATAAGGATTATGTTATGAAATTACTGCACCATGCTGACTACACGATAGTCATTCTCGAAAAGATGAATGATGTCGAAGAAGTTGTCGAAGAACTCGTTCCACACCAATTCTGTGAGAGTAATGTAATCTATGTTGCTATGCAAGGTTACTCCGTTTTTGACAGAATGTCCAAAGAAAGATTCCTAGTAAAAAATCCAGAGAACCCATTCGATAATCATCTGATGTGGGAAGGCCTCTTTGACTCCGAAAAACAGGAAGAATACATAGAGAAGTGTTGTAAGAAGTTCTGGGAGACAGGTAAACAGATGCTCATCGAAGACTATGAGTACGAAGAAGATGAACCCTTTTATGACTACAGCAAATAGGTAACCATGTCAGGACTATCCAACCATATGAAGGACAATACTTTTTTGTATAAAGTTCTCTCAGACATTGACAGAAAGGTATTTATTGCGTATAATGTACGATATTGCACATATGAAGAGAAAGAAATTTTCGTGGTGGTGGTGTCAGATGGTACGGACAAACATATTGATAAGTACTGGAGTGATATCAAATCTCGGTGCTTAGACAGGGAGGTTCTGTTAGAGTACATCATCGTTACTGATGAAGAATATAATAAAGGGGTTCGTGGTAAGTTCCCTTATAAATTACTTGAAAGTGGTTATCTCTCTATAAACGGAAGATAATCCAAATTTTGGAATACTAATGACAGTCGAAGTGAAATATGATAGAGATGACTTACTTACTGATTATGCAGTAGGTATGTTAAAAGACTTCTATATGGTAGAAGGTGAAGATTCGCCACAAGACGCATATGCAAGAGCATCAACCGCATGGTCGATGTACAAAGGACAACTGGATGAAGTCCTAGCACGAAGACTGTACGAATATGTTTCCAAGAAATGGTTCATGTTTGCATCACCAGTACTGTCAAACGCACCTTCAGCTGAAGGCAAGGGGAAGGGATTGCCCATTTCATGTTTCCTTACTTATGTACCAGATACTCTAGAGGGACTTATCGAGCACTCTTCGGAACTGCGATGGTTGTCCGTTATGGGTGGTGGTGTAGGTGGCCATTGGTCGGACGTTCGTACGGTCTCTGACATTGCGCCTGGCCCGATTCCGTTCTTACACACTGTAGATGCCGACATGATTGCTTATCGTCAGGGTAAGACGCGTAAGGGGTCATATGCAGCATACCTAGACATAAGCCATCCAGACATTATAGAATTCCTAAATATCCGTATACCGACAGGTGATGTTCAACGGAAAGCTCTGAACATTCACAATGCTATAAATATATCCGATGAGTTTATGACTGCGGTTATAAACAACAAAAAATTCGACTTACGTGACCCGAAGGACGGTGCAGTTAAAGATTCTGTAGATGCACGTAAGTTATGGGAACGAATCCTTGAGGTTCGGTTCCGTACGGGTGAACCGTACTTAAACTTTATTGATGCCGCGAATCGAGGGCTCCCCCAACCTCTGAAGGATAAGGGACTAAAGATTCACGGGTCAAACTTATGTAATGAAATTCACTTACCGACAGGGCCAGATAGAACTGCGGTATGTTGTCTCTCCTCACTCAATCTAGAATACTACGATGAGTGGAAGGATACCAACATTGTGCGAGACTTGATTCGCATGTTGGACAACGTTCTTGAGTACTTTATTGAGAACGCACCGGACAGCATCTCCAGAGCAAGATACTCTGCGGAACGTGAAAGATCAATTGGTTTGGGTGCAATGGGATTCCATTCACTCTTACAAAAGCACTCTGTCGCTTGGGAATCTGATAAAGCCCGAGAGATAAATAAGGTTGTCTTTGAGAACATCAATAGACAAGCTGTAGAAGAGTCACGGCTCCTTGCGAAAGAGCGAGGTGAATACTCAGACGGTTTAGGTTCAGAAATGCGTAATGCGCATTTAATAGCAATAGCACCTAACGCGTCGTCGGGAGTCATTTTATCTACATCACCATCTATCGAACCACTGAAGGCATGTGCTTATACGCATAGAACTCGTGCTGGTTCGTTCCTAGTGAAGAACGTTTATCTGACCCAACTCCTCAAAGAGAAGGGTCAAGATAACGAATCTACGTGGACTAGTATTATCACCAAAAAGGGGTCGGTGCAACACCTACCCTTCCTCAACGAAGGGGAGAAGGCGATATACAAGACCGCGCAAGAACTAGACCAGAATTGGGTGGTGACTCATGCGGCCGAACGACAACCATTTATTTGTCAAGGTCAGTCAGTCAATCTATTCTTCCCATCGGGCACACCTAAGGCATATGTCAATAAGGTGCACTTCAGCGCGTGGAAGAACGGATTGAAAGGTCTATACTATTTGCGTACCGAGGCGAGTTCTCGTGCGGAGACGGTATCCGACAAAGTCGAACGAGTTGCATTGGCAGACGACAACCGGACGATAATCTATGGTAAATCTAACTGCCCGTGGTGTGTCAAGGCAATCGAAGAGTTAGAGTTGCAGGGAGTTGTTTTTGATTACATCGACCTTGATGTGATAAAGAAGACTGCCGCAGAAGTAACTGGACGAAAGGATGTTAAGACAGTTCCACAGATTTACATAGAAGGTAGATATATTGGTGGTTATGAAGACCTTATGATTCAGTTGAAGACAGATATCAGTTTAAATGCTGTTGGAAATGATGGAGATGAGTGTCGAGCTTGTGAAGGATAGGGGCAGATTGCCTACATACAAATTATTATAAAAGGTCTATTATGTCGTTACTAAAGCTTTCAGAAACTTACAAACCGTTCATGTACCCTTGGGCGGTTGAACTGACAAAGAAGCACGAAGAAATCCACTGGATTGAAGATGAGGCAGAACTCTCTGAAGATGTTCAAGACTGGAAGACTAAATTGTCAGAAGATGAAAAATTATTCATCACACACGTACTGCGACTATTCACACAGTCGGACGTACAGGTAGGAGAGAACTACCACGAACTTCTAATACCGAAGTTCAAGAATAACGAAGTCCGCAATATGTTAGCATCGTTTGCGAACCGTGAAGGGGTGCACCAACGTGCGTACGCCCTGTTAAATGACACTCTAGGTCTACCTGACGAAGACTACCACGCGTTCTTGGAATACTCTGAGATGGCAGATAAGATTGACTTTATGAAGGACGGTAACGTCTCTAGTCATATGGGTCTTGCCCTTGCGTTGGCACAGTCGGTGTTCAACGAAGGTATGTCAGTATTCGCATCATTCGTCATGTTACTTAACTTCCAACGTTTTGGAAAGATGAAGGGTATGGCAACGATTGTTGAGTGGTCTATCCGAGATGAGACCATTCACGTACAGGGCAACGCAAAGTTGTTCCGTGAGTTCACAGATGAACATCCACGTATTGTTAATGATGAGTTAAAGTCTAAAATCTACCAGATGGCAGAGAACGCTGTCAAACTAGAAGACAAGTTCATCCAACTTGCGTTTAAAGGTAACAGTGTACAGGGCCTAACCAAGAAAGAAGTTCGCGACTACATCCGTCACATTGCTGACCGCCGTCTACTTCAGTTGGGTATGAAACCACTGTTCAAACAAAAGAATAACCCACTACCGTGGTTGGACTGGGTACTGAACGGAGCATCACACGACAACTTCTTTGAGAAACGTGTGACCGAATATTCAGTGGTCGGTATGGAAGGCGAAGACTACGGTTGGGACGAGTTGGAACAAGAGGTGGCCTAATGGAAAACGAATATCTGATTGAGTGTCCTATATGCGACATTCTATCAATAGTAAGGGTACCCTACGAAGATGAGATACCGCGACACTGCCCAATGTGTAGTGCAGATGCGGATGCGGAACCTACATACGAAGAAGAGTGAGTTAACCACCATATAAGTAAGTGTATGGAATGGACATTCGAAAATACCCCCTTTGACCCTGATGAGTCTTTTCTCGAAGACTATCAGGGTTTCGTTTACATGGTTACTGAGCTCGACACGGGCAAGAAGTATATCGGTAAGAAATTCTTTTGGAAACCTAAAACACTGCCAGTGACGAAGACACGAAAGCGTAAGGTAAAGACGCGAGTAGTGTCTGACTGGAAGAAGTACTTTGGTTCAAGCGAACAAGTGAAATCCCTAGTTGAAGAGAAAGGTGCAGAGAGTTTCAAGAGAGAGATCCTGAAACTCTGCCGCACCAAAGGGGAATGTTCATACTACGAAGCAAAGTTGCAGTTCGAACATGACGTACTACTTCGCGAGGAATTCTACAACGCATTCATCGGTTGCAAAATCCACGCGAAGCATCTACCTAAAGACTAAGACACTTCCTTGAAGCCGCACATCGCGACCTCGTAAGTCTTACCACTAAACAACATCTGGTCTCCCATAGACGTTGAACGTAATCCATACGTTTGACCGTCGAAAACAGGTAACGAAACTAACACAGTCACATCTTCTGAGTAGTCCGGATTGTTCTCAATGTCGTCACGACTCCACGAACCTTGGATGTTCTGTGTGCGAAAGTATGCATACTCAAGGGCGATGTCACCCGTACGGTCACCCACATTAACGTAAGCAATCATCTCAGGGGTCTTCTCGAACGCTTGGTGTATCACGGTAACTTTATTCATTTGATACCTCCTAACTCAGCAATACGATTGGTGATTCGATTGTACTCACTGTTGTAGTACGTCTCATTGTAACACTCTTGTGCTTCGATTAGCATTACAAGGTCATTCATTAGATCAGCAATTTCGTGGTTCATTATTTTGCCTCCGCAAAGTCAATCCAAGTCTCACCCATGAAGGTGCGTCCCATACTCATTCTCCACTGCAATGCGGCAGTGATTGTCTCAAAGGTCATGTTGTTAACTCTTTGGTCATTGATCATGTTTCGGACTATATACATAATTTTCTCTCTCAACTCAATTTGTACAGACATTATCTCATACTTCTTTTGAAAACACAAGCCATTTATAGCATTATTATCCCCGTTTTTATATCAATATGTCATAGTTATCCGCTTTATATAACCAAATAATCTATCAAACACCTTGACTTTCGTTTCACAAACAAGTATAATGTCTGTACAAATTGAGTTGAGAGAGAAAATTATGAAATTGATGTTAGGTTTGTTGGGTGGTTTCTTCGTGATGGCTTCTGTGGGTTCTTTGGAAACCAACGTTATGACTGTTACCGAGACACTTATCTATAGCGTATCTGGTTTTGCCCTATGTGGTTACTCTTTATCTGACTTGGAGATTGTATAATGAAGATTGTTGTTCAAACACAGTGTAGTGAAAACTATGGTGCCCATGCGTGGGACGGTCAGGGCCAGTGCCCTCAACATTGGAAGATGAAGGGTGGTAACACCTACTTCTTCGACTGTACTCTAGCAGAGGCACAAGATGATGCCTACTGGAGTGAGTTGGCCACACTCATCAACCAAAGCAATGAATACTATGGCGAGTACATCATCAGCCAAGACCTCATCGATGCCATCGACTTCGATGCATCAAACCACCACGAACATTGGGAAACTCCAATCTATATGGAGAGAACCCCCGAAGGTGAGTGGGTTGCACAATCCTCCACCGAGTATTCCGAGTACATGCCTGCTTACGGCATTCTCAAACGAAAGGTATCTTCTTGGATACAACACCTTGACGGTGAACAGTCAAACTATTCAACTCAGGTAGAGACCTGTAAGGGCGACTGGATGGACTATCAAGAATCACTTAAATATTACTCCCAAATGAAAGAGGTAGCATAATGAATAAGAATGGTATGGCATACTGCGATTACATCGCACACACAATTATTAGACCAGCCATGTTGGAAGATGGTTACAGTGAATGTGGGGGTGTTGTCCGCGAAGTAGGTCACGTGAAAATGGACTTAGACCCTAGAGAAGGTTATATGATATCCACTACCAAGAGACTGGACGTGGTAGATATGAACGGTAAGAAGTACCGTATCACCATCGAAGAAGTAGACTAAGTGACCATTTTCTTTGTTTGGGTCACGTTTACTGCTTGCATCATGTTATCAAAACTAGTATAATGGGTACATAAATTAATGAATAGAGAGATTTGACTATGTCTAGTAATTACTTCGGTTTGAGAAAAAACCCTGAGTTCACTAACTTCCGCAACTATGTTCTGTCGTTCTATGCGTATGACGGTCTATACCCAATTGAGGGTCTGAACGTTGAAGTCGTTGAACGTGCTATCGTTAAGTATGTAGAAATCTGTTCTAGTCCTACTCGTCACGAGTCTTGGGGTCACGGCGACTCTCTTGACCGTGAACGTGTTCGCGACCTTATAATCGACCATAGTTCTTCTAAAATGAAAGTAAAGGAGTCAGTGTAATGAAAGCAATCACTTATATTTCTGATCCAAGCCATTCGTACCTGAAGGTTGATGTACGCACTGTAGAGAACCTAGGGTTCATGAACAAGATCTCGGAGTATTCTTTCTTCAATGACAAGAGCGTATGGTTAGAGTGCGACTGTGATGCACAGTTGTTCTTTGATGCGTTAGATGAGAGAGGGCTTCCTGAACCAACTATCTACACGAAATCCATTAATAGTCAGGGACGGTTCCGATTGTACCCACGGTTCTCACCTAAGTCGGAGTTTGCGGCATGAACATGACTGTGATGAATCTAGAATGGATTGACAGTTTAGGGGAGAGACACATTGTATGGAATGTCGATAACCCCGAAAAAATGAAGCGTGACCTCATTGCCCTCAATGTTCCGGAAGAGAATATTGAAATATACGAGAAAGATGTTTCTTAATTTAATATTCTAATGGAGAATAAAATATGTCTATGACGATAGAGCTAGATAGTGACCAGACCGATGAGATAATTCGAACGGAAATGCGATTTATGATTGAATGTTTCGAACGCGACTTGGAAGAACGTAGGCAGGGTAAGGGTATAGGTATCTTTGACTCAGACCCTGAACAGGATGTTATGTACATCATCAAACAGATAGAAGCATTCGAGTTGGTGTTGGATTGGTGTGGTGGTGACGTACACCCCGAATAAATTTCATTTATTTTTGAAATAAGTATTGACAAGTAATGAAAACAAGTGTATAATGTCTACTTAATCAATGAGGAAACTATATTATGACTGTATCAAATAACATTTTGCAAATTGAAACTTCCGCTGTTGTTGGTGGATGTCCTTGGGGTATTGGTACCGAAGTGTCCAATGACCTAACTCCTGTCCAGATGATGCAGAAAGCGGGTGTCGATTGGACTGTAGATAAAATCCCATCTTACGTACACCACAACGGTGAAGAGGTGGCTACGGGTATGGAAGCGCTCGTCCGTTCAACTGACTCCAAAGTACTGACTCAGGTCGGTGGTAACTGGAACCCCGTTCAAAACGAACAAGCCTTCGAGTTCTTCAATGATTACTGCTCTGCCGGTGACATGGAGATGAGTTCTGCGGGTTCTCTGAAAGATGGTAAGATGGTCTACGCGATGGCAAAAATCAAGGAGTCGTTCGATATCCTTGGTGGAGACCAAGTCGATTCATACTTGTTGTTCTCTAATCCACACGAGTATGGTAAGTCAATTGACGTTCGATTCACTCCGGTTCGTGTAACTTGTATGAACAGTCTGTCACTTGCACTAAAGGGAACTTCGGTTAACTCAACCAAGATTAACCATCGCCGTGCGTTTGATGCTGACCAAGTTAAGATTACTATGGGTCTTGCTCATGAGAAGTTTGACCAATACAAAGAGATGGCTCAGTTGTTGTCCAAACGACAGTTCACTGCTGACACTCTTATTCAATACTACAACTCACTTTTCCCTTCACAGGCACCGAAAGAAGAAGTTAAGGTATACAACGACCTCGCACCAAATGCCAAGAAGGCATATGAGTTGTTAGAGACACAGCCGGGTGCTGAGTATGGTCGTGGTTCATGGTGGCAGGCGTTTAACTCAGTTACGTATCTAACTGACCACCGATTAGGACGTACTGCGGATGGTCGAATGACTTCTGCATGGTACGGCGCAAACCAAGTCAAGAAGAAGCGCGCAGCTGAACTTGCAGTTGAAATGGCGGTAGCATAATGTATAAAAGTAACTCTGAATATAAAAATCGGTACGGGGACAGATTCGAGTTTGTCTCCACCGACTCTCCCACTAGGTTCATTCTGGAAGGTGACCTAAATCACTTTAGGTATGGTGGTAGGGAAGGTGTAGAGGGAGTTGACCTACTAAATTTAGGTATGGTAGACCCCAGTGGTGGCCCCTATGTAGAGCTAGGAACCAAAATTAATAATAAGAGTATAACCAAGATTTCAGTTTACTCAGAAGTAATTATGTTGGAGACAGAGAAATGAAAAAAGACCGATTTGATTTAGAACAAGAAATAATGAACTGTTGGAATGTGACCACTGACATAGATACTATTATGGAATATGTTGGGGACGATGTATTCTTTAGGGGTATGTCTTCTACTCATTCAGACGAAATATCGAATCTGCTTCTTGGAATACGTAGTCTATATGAGATTAAGTTTGCCAAGTTGTTCAGAACTTTAGAGGATTGTATTCCTGATCTTGAAAGTCCAGTGTGGGCACAGGACGAAGAAGATTTGTCTCCGCCTTGGGATGTCGATGACTCTCCTCAAGTTGGTTTGCGTTTAAATGATACTACCCCCTCGGACTGGGATAGTCTAAGATAATTTCTCCCTAGACACCCCCTTGGTTATAAATAAAAATAGACAAGGGGGAAGTCTAATGAAAACGTATAACACAGTGGCAATAACTGCCTTGCTGTGCTCTTTACTTTGGATTGGCTGCACAGCACTTTTAATTAATGAATATATAAAGGTAGTACAAACAAAAGACTTTAATATTATGATGTTGAAGTCAGAACTTAATAGCAGTAAACAATTAAATATTTTATATGATGATACCTTGAAAATGTTTATTTGGAAATGTGTGGATAAGTATGAGATCCGCATATCCAATAAATCCTTCATGTGTCATAAAGTTGATAAGGTGTAGTAATGATAACATTTCGTAAAGAAGTCTTTGAAGTTTTCGAGGAATATAAAGAAGCAAGTTCCAGAGAAAGTCGGATAGATGTTTTGAAAAAATATGAAGACAACTGGGCGTTCAAGGATATCCTTCGAGGTTCCTTCGATGATTCTCTGGAATTCAACCTTCCGGCAGGGCGCCCACCTTTCACTCCGAATAAAGCGGAGTCTTCCCCTTCCACTCTACTCAAACAACATAAACAGTTCGGTAAGTTTATCAAGGGTGGCCAAGGTGACCAAACACCATCATTCAAAAGAGAGAATCAATTCGTCCAGCTTCTAGAATCCGTTCATCCGGAGGATGCTGAGTACGTTCTGAAAATGGTGGCAAAGAAACCACCATGTCGTTACATAACCAAGAAAATAGTACAGGAGGCATTTCCAAATTTGATACGCGAGTAATCTTTTCGACACTAACTAACTTCTAAGGAGAATCCTATGTCGAGTCAAGAACAGCAGTTGAACCAAAATATTACCGAACTACAACAGTTCGTGCATGATACCAGACGCCAAGCAATATATTCCCAAGGTAATCGAAATTATCGACCGGAAACCATTGCCCAGTATTACAATATACTGAATTCGTCTACTCAACAACTTTCTCGATAAGGAGGTGATTATCTCTTCAGAAGCGTGTGTGAGACTTCTGTCGTAGTGATTGAAAATAATTTGGAATGGACTTATAATGCCACAGTATGATTTTAAAAACAAAGAAACCGGAGAGGTCACGGAAGTGCTTCTCCGGATTTCCGAATACGACCAGTGGATTGTCGATAACCCTGAATGGGTACGATATTTCCCTGCATCTTCAGCACCTAAGATAGTATCTGGTGTTAAGTCTACGATGAGACTTGCCGGAAGGGATTGGCAAGACCATCTTAGCAATATCAAAAAAGGTTCTGGTAAGGACAATACTATAAAGGTTTAAGTTGTATGAAATTTTTACATTGGTTGAAGTCAGGGCCTACAGGTGGGAAAAATATTGTTGATAGTTCAGGGCCAGACCCCGATGACATCACAGTAGAAAATGCTTACAAGACTAGGTGGGTGTGGTATCATACTATACTCGCTCTTGAAATTTTAACGACCAACATTTTGTTGGCGTCTATCTTGGTGGTACTTGCCATCAAGTTATGATAGAACTAATTCGTAAACTATGGTGTAAACCTAAAGTGAACCAAACCATGAATAGACAAGCAGTATATGACCAACTCAAGATTGACGAAGGAGTCGTCTATGAGATTTACCTCGACCACCTCAACTACCCAACGTTTGGTGTTGGACACCTCGTTAAAGAAAGTGACGGAGAGTTCGGCGCTAAAGTCGGAACGAAAATATCCCCCGAAAGAGTTAGCGAGGCATTCCAACAAGACCTCGACATCGCAATCAACGAATGTCGTGTACTATACGGAGAACGGTTCGATTGTTTCCCAGATGAGGTACAGCAAGTCTTGGTTAATATGATGTTTAACCTAGGTAGACCAAGACTAAGTAAGTTCAAGAACATGTATGCTGCGGTACTCGAAGGTGACTGGAAGACAGCTGCTATTGAGGGACGCGATTCGCGATGGTACCATCAAGTAGGACTTAGGTCTGAACGACTAATGAG